ATCCATCTACTCCATCAGATCCATCTACTCCATCAAAACCATCATCACCAGATCTACCTCTTCTACCTCCTCTACCTGTCCTACCTGTTCTACCCGTTGCTCCTGATTCTCCCGTATCTCCCTTCTCACCTTTTGTAGGTTCTGCATCTTCTAAGGTCTTAATTCTTTGACCTTGTTTACCTATTACATTAAGTTGACCATCTAACCTATATCCTAAAACAATTATTTGATCTACAACTTCCTTTAAATCTTTCTCATTCTTAATAACCCTACCCAGTACCCTACGCTGTGACTGTAGAGACTTCATCATAGCCTCATGGGTCACATTTTTTGGATTTGTTTTATTCTTGTCTCCAGGTAGATCCATCAGGTCTTAGCTGCTTCTTGTTGTTGCTTTAATTTTTCCTCTTCAATGTGGGCTTTAAGTAGAGCAACATAAATGTCTCGCTCCCACGGTATCAAATTCTCAATCTCAGTTAATGAATATTTATGATACTGAATTAAGGCGAAATTCAACTTATAGAAATTCTCTAAGTCAATGTGAGAGAGACCTATCCGAAAAAACTTGAAAGTCCTTCCAAAACTACCTTACTCTTAACACCTGTCTTAGGATTTTTAACCTCTATCTCATGAGATAACTTGGGCATTGTTTCAAAGAATGTCTCAATCTCTTTAAACTGACTGGAGTTCATCTGATCCAAAAACTCCTGCAATTCTTTTTTGGTACAATCTTTTGCTGCCCATGCCTCTTCACCTTGATATATTGTATCTATACAAGATCCAATCAAATCAAAAGACTGATCTAAATTAGAACCAGTATCTTTAAAATCAAAATTAGTTTTAATAAATTCTTGTAATGAAGGATATTTCATCTCCATCATAACATTATCATCTAACTTGATTTGTTTAGTATGCTTCTCATTCTTTTGACATTTTATATCATCGATATAGATTTTGATTGGAGCATACGTCTTCTCGTCATCAGGACAAAGAACATTAACTTCAACCTCCTCACCAACAGACTTTCCTCTGATGTTAAGGAACAAATATTCAATATCAAACGTTGGGAGTTCTTCTACTTTGATTCCCTTTGTAAGAATACATGCTCTAATAACCGTTTTAATAGCAGTAGTAATCTGCTTGGTATCTTCACTTTCTAGTGCTAAAACTAGAAGTTTCTCTTCTCTAACTAAAAAAGGTCTATATTCTATAGTCTTATCAGTAGAAGGCAACACCAACTCATAAGTTGGCGTACTAATCTTGGGTAAAGGCATAATCTATGCAATTCTGTATACTTTTATTTAGTGCGTTTATTTAGGATTTTTTTTATCGGAAAAAAGAAAACCTGTACTAATCTATACAATTCATCTTTAAACCAACCATCTTCATCATATGCACCGTGTAATATATTCGCTGGGTATATTAACATTCTATTATACTTCATCTCTGCAAGGTGCGTCAACCTATGTTGTTGATCATAAAATCCAGTTCCTCCATTACATTCATCATCCAAATTCAAATATATCAATCCTGCCCAACCACCATCTGTACCATCCTCTTTCTCTGGATAATCTATATGAGGATCTAAAGTACCCTCTTGAGATTGTGTAACATTAACTGAGAATGGTGTATTTAAACATGCCCATAAAAATGCTTGTGATTGTTCATCATTCATCCCATATACATTTGATATAATATCCCTCCATACAGGGAACATACTATCTAAGTACATATTCATATCTATTCTTGTACCTGGCAATCCACCACAAATCCTTGGATTTTTTGTTGAGGGTGTCCTCAGAGCAAGATCCCTTACTTTATCTGGATTTTTATAAAAATTATCAACATAAACGATAGGAATATCACCTAACACTGGCACTGGTCTATCCCCTGCTAGGGTTGCAAGGTCTTTAATATTTTCTACTCTAGCAGTTAAATTCTCATTGACTTCAAAAGTTAAGTCTTCATCAATAAAGTGTTTGTTCATCCAATACCACTACTTAAGAACTGAAATGAGTCTCCAACTTTTTTTCCAAAATCACCCATAAGTTCAGAATTGTTTATAAGAGATCTAAAACTATTAAACTCTGGGTTACCTGAAGCACGAGTACCTCTACTAGCAACTGACTCTACTTGAGACTCAAGTTCAGTGACAAAATACCTTGTATATGTCATTGATACTGTGGTTTTAAGTAAGGAATTACCTTCAAAAGTAACAGGTGAGGAACTTACCGCCTTTGGATACGCATCTATGAACCTGTATTCTAGCAACTTACTGGATGATGTCAAATTTGCACCCATATCCTTCTCAAACTTCACAATCCACATATCAGTACGATAACTATTTGGATATTGTGCCCGATTAACAATAGTAGGTGATCTTAAGTCTTGACCAGCCTCACCAGTAATCCACTTCATCCACGCATCAAAAAATCTAATTTGAACATAATCACTATTTTGTGTAACTAAAAATGTAAAATCTATTGATTCATCATACATTCTCCTATACGCATGTCTCTCAGTGACACCCATATAATCATTCTGTTGTTCAAATGTAGCGATACTAGATCCAGGTAATGCTGCTTCGGTACATGTTAGTGTAAGTAATTCACCATCATAATAACTGTTTAGTCCACCAAAAGTTGGCATAGGAAAGACAACAGAGTAATACGCTGATAAAGAAGGATTTAATATCCTATCTTTAAGAGTATTCATCCTAGTTGCTGGATGTATGGGTCTGTTTTGTTTTCCCATCTAAATATTAATAATTAGTCTATTAATAGATATTTATACGATGAACGAGAGTATTAAAAGTAAATACAAACCTCGCAATCCTCGAAAGTACAAAGGCAATCCAAATAATATAGTTTGCCGAAGTAACTGGGAGAAAAAATTCTGTCAATGGTGTGATACCAATGAGAGTATTCTTTTATGGGCAAGTGAGGAATTTTCAATACCATACCTATCACCATTAGATAGACGTATACACCAATATTACCCAGACTTCCTTATTAAAGTACAAGAAGGTGGTGGTGCAATAAGAGACTATGTAATAGAAGTAAAACCAAAGAAACAGTGTAAACCTCCTACAAGAAAATCTAAGGTAACAAAATCATATATCTATGAATCTAGGATGTATGCTGTTAACAATGCTAAATGGAGAGCAGCAGAAAATTGGTGTAAAGATAGAAGATTAATATTTAAAGTAGTAACTGAAGACGAACTAGGAATAAAATATAGATGACTTTATTTCAAGAAATAAATCAACATATGAGTGTGGAAGATGGTAAATCACCATTCTTCTATAGGAGAGCATTTACAGGTCTTGTCAAATCATATAAGAATAATCCTCGTAAATTTATTATGGATGAGAAGAGAGATCGTCAAGGTGATGATGAGAATCTTCTCAGGAAAATTCCAAAGATAGGACATTTAATGATGTTCCAATATGAGACTAAAGCAAAAAATGTAAAAAAATTCGATGCATTCCCACTAGTATATGTAATAGAAATTGATGGAAGAAGTTTTACTGGATGCAATCTACATTATATACATCCAGCAAAAAGAGAGTTGGTAGTACAGAATCTGATGGAAGATAGATTGAATTTACCTTATAACTCCGTGTCTAAATATAATATGACTGGTGTAGGTCCATTATTAGATATTGCAAAGAATGAATGGGCAAATGCAGCAAATCTTCCTATAGAAGATTTTGTATCCATACAAGATGGTAAACCAAAAAGACTTTTAAATGCTTCAGTCTGGAAAGAGACTAACAAAACATTTAGAGACATGCTTAGAGGTATGCGAAGATATCAAGGATATGGTAAAAATGATTCAGACTTTAGGTAATGGCTAAAGAAAAAGCAACAGTACAAACAGGTGTAGATGGATCTGAGGTATTTCAATCTCCTCAAATTCAGGTAAAATTTGATAAGCCTTCTGGTACTATCGTTAGAAACGGTAAAACAATACAGAAGTTTGAACCTGCTGTCGCCAAACTTGTTATAGAATTTGATCCAGTAACAAAAAAATCTGTTCTGATAAATCAAAAACTAAATGCAGATGGATCACCTAAACCACTTGATGCTAATGATAAAGTAGCAGAGATTGGTATTGCTGGTAAATGGTCGGGTATAGATACAACAAACTTCCCAGGTCTCGACAGGCAATTACAAGATAAAAATTCTAGAGCGAATAAAGATATTGATAAACAAATTATTGATACATTTAAAGAAGGATATAAAGCAAAATATGGTGAAGAACCAACTGCAACTGCAATATCAGAAGGTATAGCAAGATTCACTGAAAATAGATTCAAACCAGCAGCAGTGGCATCATCAGCAAATATTGGTGCTAAAGATAATGAAGCTGATAGAAGTGATGGTACTGATGGTGAAGGTACTCTTAGTGGTGTAACTGGTGGTAATCTAGAGAATACTCAAAGATTAGACCAAATTCAATCTATAGCAGGTAAAGGAGGACCAGATAATGGTGATATGAGATATCCTCTTGGTGCTAAAAGAACAAACCAAGATTATATTAGATTTGGTGCTATTAAATATGAAAAGAAAGAAATGGATAGTAGTACCAGTGGAAGTACATTTACTGGTGGTGGTAGTAGATGGGGTCAAGATAGACAATTATCAATTATAGGTGGAACTGTATCGTTACCAATTCAATCAGGAATTACAGATTCAATCTCTGTTGGGTGGAATGAAGATACAATGAATCCCATACAAATGATGGGAGCAGAAGTTGCAGAAGGTTTTATTACAGAAGGTGGTGAAGGTTTAACAAACGCATTAGATAATATAACTCGTGATGCTAAAGGTAGTACTGATGATATAAAGAAAGCAATCAAAGGAGCAATGGTTGGTAAAGCAGTTGGAACCAACGTTATGTCAAGGATGACTGGTGGTGTTATGAATCCAAACTTGGAATTATTATTCCAAGCACCTCAATTAAGACCTTTTAACTTTAGTTTTAGAATGACTCCAAGATCTGAAGAGGAAGCAAAGGAAGTAAAAAAAATTATAAGATTCTTTAAAAAGAATATGACTCCCATAAGAGAATCAACTAATTTATTCCTAATGGCTCCAAATGTATTCTCAATTGAATATATACATGAGGGTTCGGAACATCCAGGACTAAACCGAATAAAGAGTCCATGTGCATTGCAATCATGTAATGTTGACTATACAGCAGAAGGTAGTTACATGACCTTCCCAGATGGAACTATGGTATCGTATGTAATGTCTTTATCCTTTATGGAATTAGAACCTGTATACCAAGATGATTATGATAAGTTCACAGATAAATCAGAAATAGGATTTTAAACTATGCCAACATATTTTAGAAAAGTACCTAACATACAATATGTCAGTAGAGATCCTAAGTATGGAACTACTCTGGATGATTATGTTGTCATAAAAAACCTATTTAAAAGAGGTAAATTAAGATCTGATATATTTGAGAACTTAAGTTATTTTGAGAAGTATACAATAAGTGGAGATGATAGACCAGACGTAGTAGCGTCTAAAATATATAATGATCCAACTCTCGATTGGGTTGTTCTACAAGCAAATAATATATTAAATGTATTTGATGAATGGCCTAAAACTCAAAGAGCATTCGACAAATACTGTTTAGAAAAATATGATAATTATGACAATCTATATGGTGGAATACATCACTATGAGACTATAGAACATAAAAGCACAGACAATATTATAATTATCCCAGAAGGTAAAAAAGTTAGTGAAGGATTTTATAATGCTCCAGAATATGCTATTGAGATGGATAGCAATGTAAGACTTCCAACAATAATTCCTGGAACATACGCAGAATGTATCTCACAAGTTGGAGGTGCTGAAGGAAAAGTGACTGCATTAACAATAACAAATCAAGGTATTGGTTATACTGCTGTTGCAGGAGTCACATTATCTGCACCTGGTGCAGCAACAACTGCAACTGCAATATGCACATTAAATGTACCTCCAGATGATATGGAGGTTGGTAACGTAACAATTATAGATTCTGGACAGGCATATACATATCAACCTAGCGTAACATTCAGTGATCCAAAAGCAACTGTATCAGGTATTCTAACAGCGTCAGTTGGTGTTGGAACAACTAATAGTGGTCAAATAGCAGAAATATTAGTCTCAAATCCAGGAGATGGATATAACTTCATACCAACAGTTACTGTTGATCCACCCCCTGATCCTATAGGTAATGCACAATATGTTGGAGTATCAACTTATCAAGTAACTATAGGTTTTGAAGGTATGCATATTAATCCCACTGGGGACAAAATGTATACTTGTCATGGTTCTTTGGGTTATACAGTTGGTGAAGTTCATTCATATGACTTATCTACTGCTTGGGATGTGAATACTGCTACTGTAGCAAATATCAAGATTATGAACTTTAGTGGTATAATCTTTACCTATTGCACTGGAATTGACTTTAAACCAGATGGTAAGACAATGTATCTTTGTGGTCTTACAGACTCTGGATTTAAGATTGTAGAATATTCATTAGCAACTGCATGGGATATTACTTCTACAATGACATATGTTGCCAGTATCACAACAGTGAGTCCATCTAGTATTAGATTCCAAGATAATGGTAAATATGTATTCATCATGGATACAACAAATCCAGATACCGTTAGGAAACATGAATTAATAACTGAATGGTCTATAGGATCTATGGTATCTACACCAACACAATCAGTAAATATTAGTACTCTTGTTGGTGGTGAGAATAATATAAATGCAATAAACTTCAAAGATGATGGATCTGAATTATATGTAAGTGGAGCAGATAATGCTTCAGTTTACTTCATTGGTTTGGGAAGTAATTGGAACCTTGATAGTTTAACCTTAAGAGGAACTCTAAACACATCTTCATATGATACTAAACCACTAGACTCATTTACAAACCCAGGTAGAACTAGATTTATAGTTCCTGGTGGTAATGGTAGATTAATACACACATACAATATGGATCTTACAGCGACTGCAACTGTAACGATTGTCAATGAGCAACTTGCTATAACAGCAGTAACTGCTGGAGGTGGAGCATATGATCCTGCAAATCCACCAAATATTACTGTTCAACCACCAACACCACATAGAGCAGCAGTTGGATACACAATAATCAATGATGGTAAAGTAACTGACATTGTTGTTACTGATAGAGGATACAACTATAGATCTGCACCAACTATAACAGTTCAAGCACCATTAACTCCAATAACTGCAACTGCAACATGTAAGACTCTTAATGGTAGAATAATTGAGATCTTTATTATAGATCCAGGTAAAGGATATTATGATCCTCCAACTATTCAATTCAGTGAACCAGGACCAGTTTATATTCCATCTGTAGGGGAAGTATTTGAGAGAGATGGTCAAGAATGGAGATATGATGGATACAACTGGAAGAAAAGACTATCTTATGGAACTGTATATAACGATCCAAACATTGATTCTTTAGTAGAAGTAAGTGGTAGAGATTCTTCTGTACCAGTTACTAATTTAGAATATGAACAAAAAATAGATGATAAAAAAAGAGAGATCTTTGTACTTAAACCTAGATATCTCGGTATCATTTTAGATGATATAGAAAAAATTATGGAATATAAAAAAGGTTCCACTCAGTTTGTGAGTAGAACCCTTAAGAAGGCAGATAACCCTCGATTATATGAATAGTTAACTCTCAGCAAGTTTCTGGAAGTAACTCATAGCATCATCATCTTCCTCTACTGAGGCAGGAGATGCTGCTACAGCAACTTTCTCTTCCTTGCGAGAACCAAAGTCTGGCTTATAAGAACCACGAGGTTCATCATCACCTGCTTCTTCATCCAATGCTGGACGTGAGGCAGGTTTTTTAATGCCTAGAACATAGTCTAAACGCTTCTTCAGATCCTCATATGATTTAAACTGATCGGCAGCAACTAATGCTTGAAGGGAATATTCCTTCTTCCAAATTGCTTCCATTGCATCGTCATCATCAAGAAGAGGAGCAGCAGCAGCAAACTCAGATTTATCATAATTCCAATAACCATCCACTTTGCGGATTTTCAATTTGAAATCAGCACCTTGCCAAAAATCAAATGGATTGATTGGAGATTCATCTTCAAACTCTGGTTGCATTGCTGCCATAATCTTATCAAAGATTTTAGCACCAAACTTATAAAGCTTTACTTGACCCTCATTTGCTGGGTTAGCAGGATCTTTCACAACATAGATGTTTGCGTAGTAAGAGAGCTTACGCTTCTGCTTACGTACTGTCGTCTTGTCGTCCTCATTACCACTATTCCACAACTCTCTGTTGTGCTCAGATACTGGATCTTTACCACCAATTGTGGTTAAAGAATTCTCAATATACCATCCACCTGGTCCTTGGAACCCATGTGAGTACATTTTTACCCAAGGTAGATCTTCACTGTCTGGAGCAGGTAGGAAGCGAATAACAGCGTATCCGTTACCTGTTTTGTCCATCTCTGGTTTCCAGAGACGTTCGTCCTGATTACCAGAACCATTATTCATCTTCTCAACTTCCTTTACCAATTTTTGGGTAAGTGAACCTAAAGATGATTGCTTTTTTAATTTTGCAAAAGACATACGTATTCTCCGTATTAGATTGTATTCGGCTTGTGTGAACAGTTTAGTCGGTCTTACTCAGGACCGTACTCTACATTTTATCTACTTGAGATTTCATTTGTTCGAGTAACTTCTCCATATTACCAAAAACTACTGACATGTCAACATCCTTAGGAAGTCCCAGTGATGCTGCACCTGCCATAATATTCTCCTTCATCTTTTTTGCCTCTGGATCATCAGACAAAGATAGTCTAGTATATAATACTCTCTGCTTTTCTAAAAGGTCTTGTAAAAGAGTTACATGCCTTAATTTCTCTGTATCGTCAAACGAGGCAAATTTCCAAACGCTCTGATAAATGTCCTCTTGCATTTCTGCAATATGGGCAACCTCAGCACGTACCACCTCTGAATCAAAAAAGCTCATGTGATGCTCTCCTTTAAGATTTTCCTAAACTTAAATACATCAATATTTAGGAAGGAACTGTACTTATTCATATTTTGCGATACTAACTGCCAAACTGGATCTTTTAACTTTTTGTCGAAGTCTACTCTATATCCTAATATACGGTCAAGTATTACCATTGTCTCTAATGACAAATTTCCTTGTAGATGTTCTTTTAATAATAATGGATGAGAAGTACCATGAACCTGAAAAATCTCATCAAACTGTTTTATGTCAATAACTGATTCTACCTCAGTTTTAAAAAAATACGCTAAAGACTCATTTTTCTTATTCCACGTATTATATGTCCTTTCACCTTCTCGGATAATATCACCAATCCACAAAGATTGGGGATCTCCAGAAGATACAAAATTTGAGACAAAAAAGTCAATTATTTGTTTTTCACTTTTTTGCCTACTTAACTTTTCAAACCAAAAACGATCTTTTCTTTTATAAAAAGAATTTAAGGTTGCTCGTACTTTTCCACAATACTTATGATAATCATAATTAGCTTGTGTAAAGTGATTCTTTAATGCGAGATAGGTTTTATAGACTTCAAAAGGTGTCATAATATAGAAAGGGGTATTTCACGAAAAATACCCACGATGTTTTTTCCGACTTTTTCGGAATTAAAAAACCAATTTTGCTCTGGATGTTCGTTTTAAAAAGTTTAACTCTGTTGCATCGAACTTGATCTTCTCCTTTAATGGTTTTGAGATCAACTTAGGTACAGATTCTAAATCAATACTATTTGCATCACAAAAGTGAATGATAGCATCAATGTAATTCATGTTCTTATTGTCTAACACGAGTTGTTCAATCTCTTGTGCAAACTTAGTAGGACAGAAAAACTTTTTCTCCAGTGCTTTCTCGAACCGCTCGTCTAATTTAGTCGGCATAGTTCTCCAGCTTGAATTGAATAAATTCTCTAATATACTCGGTGAGTAATTTGATATACTTTGCTTTGTCGTACTCTTCATAAACAACACATTCTCCATTTTCACATGCCATTATGATGACAAGTTTTTTAATCATAATCCCAGTCAATTCATATAACATACAACCATATGCCATACATTGTACAAAGTAGTGATCGACCCACTCCCTTGGTTTAGGTTTCTTAGATGTTTTAAAATCTATTATTGCTAACTCACCATCATATTCTGCAATACAATCAACGGTTCCAGCAATACCAAGTTCCTTACTATAGAGGGAACCCTCTAAAGAGTATATACTATTTATAAGGTTTATTTTAGGTTTAGCAATCTTAAAAAGCATCTCAGAGATAGGAGGAACTTCAGGAAGTTCTTCATTCTTTAAGTAATACTCTGTAAGCGTGTGCATATCAGTACCACGCTTAGTTGCTTTCCTAGTAATGCGATTCGCTTCTTCTTCGCCAACTTTTTTTCTCCACTTAACAAAGATATCTTTGTTGTGATGACTAGTAACAGAAGTTATAGAAACTAATTTGAGAAGTTCGTCCTTATCAGGAACTGAATAGTAACGAACTCCATCAATAGATTCTCTAGAAAGTTTTGGAAGATCACATTCTACATGTTTAAAAATCACACTACATACCTAACTCATTTTTAGCAATTAAATACTCTTTGCAGAGACCTGAACGTACAATATCTTCCAAACCAAATTCAACCATATCGAATGAAGGCATTACCCTCAACACTTTTATGAAGTCATGGATTCCATTGCGTTCATTTGTCTTCTGTAAATCTGACTGGGAAGCATCTCCACAGAAACATATTTTGGTGTTCTCACCAACTCTTGTTATTATACTATCTAACTCATGATAGTTCAAGTTTTGGAACTCATCTACTATGATAATTGCATTATCAAATGTTGTACCTCTAATGAATGATGTACTCCAAAAAGATATAGTACCCTGAGTCTTAAGATTGCCATAAAGCATCTCAAAATCTGCATCAGTATTCATCTCAAACATGTACTTCACCATGTTCTTATAAGGTATTTGATATAGCAATGACTTATCTTCATGGTCACCAGGAAGAAATCCAATCTCTCTTGTTGCTACAAGGGATCTGACAATGTATATTTTTTCGTAAGGAGTTTGAGGATCTAAGACATCTTGAAGAGCATTATAAAGTGTAATGAATGTCTTACCAGTACCTGCTGCACCATAGGCAACTAAATTCTGATCATTCTTATAACAACGGTACAACTCTTGTTGGTTATCAGTGAGAGGTTCTATGTCTCTTAGGAAGTCTGCATTGATTGGTTTCTTCCTTCTTTTTTGTTTGGCAGTCAAACCAGCACCAACAGGTTGTGTTTCAGTCCTTCTTTTCCTTGGCATACAGTAATGTTCTGATTTACGTACTATCTATATTAATTCTTATTCACCCGATTCAAACGACCTTGAATACCACCTGCTTTCTCTGCCTTCTTAAGGACTTCAGTCCATCCAGGATGCTTATTATGTAACTTATCTCTCCACTCACCAACTTCACCCACACCAGGCACTGTTGATGGGTCAGAGTAATCTCTATCCCATTCTGGATTATCAATCTTCCATTGATCCCAGTCATGGATACTCATTACAACTTCTTTTTGTTCACGAGTTTCTTTGTGAACTACAGGGTATGTTGCCATGTTTATTCTCCGAGATTCCAGTTAAATTTATCAGTTGATTCAACGTCTCTATCATCTGTCCACTTCTTAATAATATCATGACCAGGTGCTGGTGGTGGATCAACATATCCTTCAACACTCTTAGGTAATTTTTTAGGATCTATCTGAGTCATACCTCTTCCTCACTATGCTTCTCAACAATCTCTTGTATCACTTCACTAAAAGCATTACGTAATTCATATGCAATGTCACTCTTATCTTTCTTCAATCTAGTAATAGTTATAGGTGGAAGATCAAGAGTAGCAGTTATCTCCCATAAACCAAGTTCTTTATTTTTGGTTGTTGTTACATCAAGCATTTGTTTTCCTCATTGGTACTTGTATTGTCCATGATCCACCGTGTAGGTCAACCATGTCGAAGTTCTTCTTAAATTCCTTTTCTCTTTCTTTCTTTTCCTTTTCCATTGTCACGTCAATAGATTCAATACTTGTCTCACCATAGTGAGGACGCTTTGGATCTTGTAGACCCAAGTAATCTAATATAGCACCATCTATCATGTAGTAGAGTGTGTCCCATGTCAATGTCTCTCTTAATTGAGTTGCAAGTTTGTCAATGTCATTCGCATCAAGATACTCACCAGATGCTATTGCTTGTGAGTAATCTATATTTTGAGTCAAGAGTTTTGCTCTGATCTCTACCAACTCATTTAAGTTGATAGTGATTTTTACATCATCATAAATTGCCATGATTATTCCTTCAGGTCAGGTAACTTTTTTTCAACCCAGTGTTCAGTGTTATCTATACCAGCAGCAGTAACATACCTCATGATATGCTCATCAATCTGATGATAGATTGGATGTAAATCTAAATCCATATTAATATCATGTGCTATCTGAGTAACTTGTGACTCAGTAAAACAATGATCAGGATGTAATAAATCACAACACGGTATCCTTTTTTCAATTAATTCATTCAGATTAATTGTAATCTGATAGTCTCTATATACAGGCATTAATTCCACTCCATTGCTTGTGCTATTGATGGGAACTCTTTCATGAAAAGATCTCTGATCTGTTCAGCGATCTCCATGTGTTCCTTCTGTGTACCATGAGCAGAACGCAAGTCGATATAATGAATCCAACTGCGAACACTTCCAGTCATGTACAAACGAGTTAACGTTGCTTGAGGTAGTACCATTCTAGCACACTCTTTGGCAACTCCATACTCCAACATATCATTATATATCTCAAGACTACGAGCAAAGTGTTCCTCCATAGTTGCTTGCATGTATGCCTCATCACGAGGATTAATATCATCAATGGAGTTCTGTCTATTCTTAGTGTCTTGACGACGTAATTCAGGAGCAGGTATCTCTATCTGTAATTCTTTACTGTCAGCATACCTTTGAGAGAACTGTTGATATGTAAAACTTCTATGTCTTAATATCTGAGTAGCAATTGCTAGTGATGTATTGATCTCAACAGTCATGTGAGCATGCTCAAAGATGCTCCAGTGTTGATGTTTAATACAATACTTAAGAAGACCAGCAAAATTCTCATTCTCTTGGTTCTTAGGGTTGCTCACACGAGCAGTGTATGCCATGTGCTTCTCAGCGTCAGGAGTAACACTTATTAATTTAATCATCTAGATAATTTTTAAAAATTTCAAGTGCAGAATTCCAATGGAGGAATTGACCTGCTTGATTGACAGGAACAAAACATAGAGTCCATCTTCCTTGTGATGTAGGATTGTTTGTACCATGAAGTACACCAACATTAACTAGACTAGGACGGTTAGTGTTTGCTTCATAAAGAAGTTCACAATCCTTTTCCTCTGCCCATAAGTTATGATGTGCTTCACTGGTATACTCACCAGTACCTTGCATGGATTTCTTAACCACCTTATCAGACTTCCACCATTGTGTCACCCCTTCCTCAGGTCCCCATGTCATATTAATCTTTGCATGATTAGTATAACTTGCATGGTCAGTATGAATAGGTATCTTACTGAAGGGTGGAGTATAAAATACTTCCTTCAAAAATAAAGTAAGTCCAAGATCATTAAACCAATCTTCCATAGGATAGAATGGATAGTCATTAATATAATAATGCAATACTTTATTACCCTGCTGACTAAAGTTAGGCAACGGAGCAATAGTAAAAGGTAAATTTATATACTTATGATAGGTATTAATCTGGGTATCCGTCATCATCAGAGAATGCCTCATCATATGTTTGGTTTGGATCTACAGCAGAAAATGCTGTTGCTACTGCCTCTACTGCCTCTGTAGTTTTAGCGTATTGATCTGGATCAGAATAAACTTCGGACTCTAACTCTTCTACAATCTCCTTCAAAGCCATGACCAGAACTTTTAATTTACCTCTGTTTGGTTCCATTAGTTACTCTCACTAGATCTTCTATCTACATCTGACATAGTTTGACTCGACCTAAAATATTTGTTTATCACATTTAATTGATCATCGTATCTAGCAATCTTATCAAGTTCAACTTGAATTGCTTCAGTTATATCTGAATGCTCTCCAATACCTGCTGGATGCTCAAGATATACTTCCACATTTGCTCTGTGTTTAGCAATCTCTCCTTGAGCATGTGCTAATACTGCCCTAAGCAGTTGTTCTCTCATGTGTAGCATGTTTAATCCTTTTCTGTGATAATTATATATTAAAAAAGGGAGGGTGTAAACCCCTCCCTTTTCAGTATTCTTTTTTTAGATGGTTAGACGTGCTAGAGATGCGTCTCTAGACAGATCCTCTTACATACGCTTTCATTGTCATCACACTCTACTAGGCACTGAAAATAATCGTTGATTGCATCGTTGGTTTCTTCTTGTACTGTTGGATCGATATGATCCCAACCTGCTAATTGATTATAGGAAATTAGATTGTGCATTTGATGACCTCATTTTAAGTGTTTACTTTTTTTACAATAATATAGGGGGTTTTTGAAGCATGTGTTCTCCCGTTCTACAATTTTATTTATATAAGTTATGTCTGAATTTGAAGATATTTTAACAAAAATTTATGCCTATTAGAAAACCTTATGGGTCGAAAAATACCTGCGATAAATTTTCCGACTTTTTTGGAATTGAAAAGTGAAAAAGGAGGGGGTTACCCTCCTTTCTCTTTGCGTATGCAAGTGTTCGCTTAAGCAGAAGCAAGTTCTTTGTTGAACTTAACACCACGGTAAGTCATCTCTGACTTAGACTGTACTGTTTGCTTGCGATCAGTGGTGTCATACTTTACACCACGGTATGTGACTTGTGCCATTGGATTTACTCCTAAAGTAGTTGGGTTTTTAATCCGTTCCTTTAGTCGGCTTTTGCGTCCCAACATTGGGATGTCTCTTCTATAACGACGCTGATCATTTCAGCTCGTGTCTCTTCATCTATCCTAAACTCATTAATCTTGTCAACAAGAGATTGAGCTTCGATACATGTAAAGGCGGTTGCGATAACTGCTAGATGAAACATGTTGGGATGAACGATTCCGTTCCGAGTCGGCTTACTTGCGTCCTAGGATAAAAGCATCACATCTACCTTCGACTTTTGTACGAAGGTAATCTATTAGGTACTCGTGAGCATCAGAGTTAAGATTCTCATCGCTGAGTATCTCTATTCTGTTGCGATTCCATTCTGAACATGACATTTCCCAGTGGGAAGCGTTGTGATCAGCAAGGAGAGATGCTAATAGTGCGACTTCTATCATTGGATGAACGATGTGTTAATAGTAACACATTTCAATTATTTATGCAAGTAATTCTGTATAACGTGATACAGTTTTATATTTTCTTTACCATAAAACATTAAATGATACGGATATCCGTTCCTCATCTGTCGGATTCGATGTTACCTCATGCTCCAACCAATGTGGGAAGTATAGAATCATACCCTCTTCAGGATCAATGGTTTGATATTGAATACCATCACGATAATAATTTGAATCTGGGAACGCTGTCACTAAGTGTCCTCTAGGATCATAGAACCTAATACTACCAGAGTTCTCAGGAACCTTAACATAATACACACCACAGATAAGAACCTGAGTGTCAACATGATTATGTCTTAAATTATATGCATCCTTACCATTAATATTAACCCACGAATGAACTACTAATCCTCTAGGGAATGGATCATCAACATTATAATGAACGGTGTTAGGATTCCTAGGTACGTTATCTTCTATTGCTTTTATTAATTCCTCATTCTCAAACTTATGTCCTTGCCATCCACCAACATTACTAAACTCAACTGGATCAGTTACCTTCTTAAACTCATGAATGTCTTCAATCAGTTTTTTATTATCAAGATTTAGTTTCTCTGCCCATATCCTTGTGGCAAATAGATCAATTGATTGCATAATTATTAATCACCATAGGTAAAAGACGATACTCTGCTCTCTGTATACGATGTGTCAAAGATTCTACAGTATCATCAGTACAAATTACAACTTCTGACTGATCTATTATCTCACCCCCGTCAAGTTCTTCATTAACATAATGCACAGTACAACCAGTCGTCTTATCACCTGCTTGCATTGCCTGTTCAACTGCATGCAATCCTTTATACTTTGGAAGTAATGATGGGTGAACATTTATAATAGGACAATGAAATCCTGATGGATTCTTAATGACCTTCATATATCCTGCAAGTATAATAAGATCCACTCTCCATGCTTCAAAAAGTTGAACCATTTGCTGTTCATCTTTTGAACTGATACGGCAATGAGAAATACCTAACTTGTCTGCTTTCTCAGCAGCACCACATTCTTTTTTGTTGTGTATCATCAACACAACTTCGTGCTTACTACATGTACGAACTATGTTCTCGAAGTTGGTTCCGTTACCAGAACACATAATTCCTAGTCGCATACTACCTCTCCAATGATGTGTGACTTTAAACCATGACCTTCTATGATTAACTGAGTATCAACAACTGCTTCATCAGGAACTATAATACAATAACCTATACCTAGGTTAAACACCCTCTTCATTTCTTCCTCTGGTATCTCACCAGCAAGCATAATCTTACCAAATATCTTTGGAAGATTCCAAGAATCATAATTAACTCGTGGTTTCAATCCCTTAGGAATACATCTTGGTAAGTTCTCAACAATACCACCACCTGTAATGTGTGCCATACCTAGGATAGGTACTTCATCTAAAAGATATTTAACCAATGGAGAATAGATTGTAGTTGGTGTCAATAACTCAGGAGTATCATCCCATCTTATCTTATGTCTCCATAACATATCATTAATCAAACTGTATCCATTACTATGCAACCCACTACTCTCTATCCCAATGATTACATCACCTTCTTTAATTAATTTACCATCGACTATCTCTGATCGATCTACAATACCTGTACAAAATCCTGCTAGATCATAGTCCTTTGCAAATCTACCATGTTCAGCAGTCTCTCCACCTAATAGATCTATAGATGCTATCTCACATCCTTTGATGATGCCATCCATTATTTGATCTAACCTATCATCCAACTTATTAGTGGAGATATAATCTAGAAAGTATAATGGTTTAGCACCACAAGTAATCACATCATTGACACACATTGCAACAAGATCAATACCTATTGTTGTATAATCATTAGCAACTCTGCATATATTAATTTTAGTTCCGACTCCATCAGCACCAGATACTAAAACAGGTTCCTCATATCCTACAGGAACCTTTATCATACCATTGAACCCACCAATAGTAGGTGCTTTCTTCTTTAATCTTTCTACAAAAGCATTACCACCCTCGATGTCAACACCAGAGTCCTTGTAATTCATTTTTTAAACACACCAATTTTAGATAGTAACCACAGTGTAACTATTGTCCACCCTATAACGTACCACATTATAACTTACCTCTAGGATTAGTACGACGATTGATGATAGATATAAATTTGTCAGCAGCAAATGTACCACCAAGACAAAAATCAAGTTCATCTCCGTCTTGCCAATTAACATCACCATTCATTTTAGTATGGTTCATTAACTCTTCTATCTTTTTAATGTGTTCTTGTGTTAGTTTCATTTTGGTAATCTCCTATTAAAATTCCAGTAATCAAATCTCATATAGATTTTATATATTCCAATCAAAAATCTTTTAACAAATTCTTCAAAGAATATTAGAGGGATAACAATCAAATCAAAGACCGTCATTGTCTTTAATCTTTAAAGGATAAGAAGGTTCTTGACCACCTACTTCATACTCAAAATGTTTTGTATCAAAGTAAGAAATATTTGGTGGAGTTGGATTATCATATGCCATCCTTAGTTTCCTTTGGTACTCACGTTCATCAAGCACTTCGTTAATAAGAATCTTCATCTCTTTAAC